GTCCTCAACACCGTGTGTCTTATGCTTTTGTATAGATATGTATGGGTTCTGCAACATGATGGAGATGTTGAGAGCTTAGACATATTTGAAGACCATGTTTATGTAGTAGCTTTTGGAGATGACAGCGTTGTGAATGTTAGTGATGATAAGAAAGATATCTTCAATTTGGAAGTTATGATTGAGAAAGCACCCCTTGCTGGTTTTACTTACACTGATGCCTCAAAAGGGAAAAATGCGAATCTAGAGAAGACGTCAAAATTGTGTGATGTCACCTTTCTCAAAAGAACTTTCAAATGGAGTGAAGATGCTGGACGAATCATTGCGCCTTTGGAATTAGACGTTATTCTTGAGACCCCCTATTGGAGACGTGTATCCAATTCCCCCGTTACTCGAACTTTAGACAACGTAGAGGATAGCTTGTTAGAGCTTGCCCTTCATGGTAGAGATGTGTTCGATGAGTGGTATCCTAAAATATCTAAGGCTGTTACTAAGAGATATCGGAGATGTACTAAAATGAGTACTTATGAGGAGTACTTTGAGAAAGCGTTACATGAAGATAAAACTTATTAATGGTTGAAGATCCACTCAGACACCGCAGTCGTTAAAAGGCATCTTGCTGGTGGATGTTAAATACCAATAGAAAATAAATTCTTTAAAATTAGTCTTGTTGTTGGACTTAAAACGACACTAGGATCCACATTCTTTAAGTGTGGCACCCACGCATGAGGTGTAAAATCGATGAATTTTTATTTTGGCTTTCTTTTTGTAAAAATATTTAATTTGTTACGTGTGCATGTATTTTCTCTTTATATACGGTGGTCCTAACATTCAAAACCAAATCTCTGTATAATAACAGGTCCTGGCGGAGAGAGAGAATATGCCCCCTGGCTATTTAGCCTTACGGTGCAAGGTGGGGGTGGAGCAGCCCTCCAACTACCTAGTACAACAGAGAGTAGCTATATTCTATGAGTGTAAAATATAGTGAAACATTCCACTTGCTAAAAATACTATTATTTCTGAGGCACAAATGTCGAGTGGCGCCGTGCCTGATAAAAACGCGCCACTAACCGAGAATGCGAGAAATGAGTTTGAAGATAATCCTATCAATCAAGAGTCTACAACTGGTATGTTAACTGACGCACCTTCCGTGCTCAGCAGTTATAAGGTGGTATCGTACGATTCTAATATATTAAATTCTGCGTCTAGTAATTATATGCAGGGTCTTAAGGAGTTTCTGGCGAAACCCATTAGAATTGCTACTGGGGTCTTCGGACCCGGTACCGCCGACCTACCAGCCCATATGGCTGAGATTGTGTTGGATTATACAAATTTTCTAGCAACACGTCATGTCTGGAGTGATAAACTTGTTGGTTTTCTAGGAATTCGAGCCACAATTGTGACACGATTACTGGTAAATGGTAATCCCTTTCAACAGGGAAGGCTATTGATGTCTTACAATCCTATGGAGCGAGAGACAGGAACCAACACGAATATCAAACGAGATGTGTCTTTGACTCAACTTACAACCTTACCACATGTGGAACTGGATGTGAGCTGCGACACTGAAGCGGTGCTAGAAATACCGTATATAAATCTACAAACTCATCTAAATATGTTCAATAATTCTGGTGGTTGGGGTGTGTTACGTTTAGACAAATACATACCTTTTAACTACGGAACTGGATCTAGTACCTGCCCATGGGAGATATGGGCGAGTCTGAAAGATGTGCAACTTGTTGCCCCCAGTAAGACTAATATAATAAATGATCCTATTCTGGCACCCTTGGATGCCCAGATGAGAACCTCTAATATGAAGAGTAACGACGTTAAAGACAAAGAGATAGATGAACAA